ATTTCTTCTCCTTTTTCTTTTTCTATATTTTCCAGTCTTCATATATAATATAAAAATATTAAATATTATACTAATAATCATAAATTTATTGAAATCATTTATTTGTTATTAATACATTATTATAACATAATAATACCCCCCCAACAATAGATTGAATAAAAAATGATTTGGTTGCATCAAAATTAAAGTTCAATTTCGTATTATATTGAAAAATCTAATTAAAATTTAATAATCCTTTTCGGTAGATAAATAAATATGATAAAAACAAAAAAATACTGGCTGATAAGAGAGAAGTGAGTATTGTAGCGCGCGAATAGTTTAAGACGTGCAAAATATACATAGATACAGCTAAAATAAGATAACATCCTACTCCGAGCAAAGTATGTATTATAAATCCGCGACTTGCTTTCGGATTAATTTGATCTACTACATTATATTGCAGCAAATTAATTAAAAACATACTTGCACTAGCGAATGCAAACACATTTACAAAATTTATACTGCTGCTTATCATTTTCAATACTACTAAAGTTATAGATATAAATAATCCACTTGTAAATAAATGATATAGTAATGATTTTATTAATCCATTAATAGGCATTATTAACTTGTATATAAAATAACTATATTATTTTTCTCTCTTTCCACAAATTTTCTTTCACCCCAAATTTCCTATTTATTCAATTTTTTGTATCTTATTTGATTTGCATTCCATATCTTTAATCCTGTCTTGCTTAAAAGCAGTTTCTTTATAATCATAAGAGCATTTATGTTTGAAGGGGTCACGATGAAAATTGCAATAAATTTGCGCACATTTGCATGGAAAATTTGTTAATCTTATTTTTTTTGAACAATCAGCAAATGCACAAATATTATTATTTAAACTTACATCATTCATATTTAAACTTACATCATTCATGATTACCTTAATAATACTTTATATTATATTATATAATAATTTATTTTTAATATTTATAATAATAAATTATTTATCTTTTTTGTGTTTTAGCTCTTTTGTGTTTTAGGATTTCTTTTTTTGTTTTTTATGTGATTTTCTTTTTTTTTGTGATTTTCTTTTTTTGTTTTTGTTTCTTTGTGTTTTTCTTTTTCTTTTTCTTTTTCTTTTTCTTTTTCTTCCTCTTCCATCAAGAGAGGTAGGAGGACTATCTGGTCTACGGTCCATGCACAGCTTGCAATTATTACTTTCAATCATATTCTTATTTGTTATTCCGTCAGGAAGACAACATCCAGTGTTACATCTTACCGGTATATTTAGGTCAGGATGTGTATGACAGTTAACCCCAACTATATTATCCGACAAGGTAGAGGGTCATCTTGGAATCACCATTAATATCAATATATACTACAAATATTTTATTCTACATTAACAGGGTCATCTTTTTTTAAATCTCCATCATGCAATTTTTCTAAATCTTCATCCTCTTCCGCGATAGAGTCTTGCCTATTGCGTTCCTTTTGCCGCTCCAAAATTTCACCTAAACCATGATCATTATCTTGCTGCTTTCCAACAAGCACATCTTCAGCTTCAAATAATTCTTTGCGCAAATCCGCAGTAGATACATCGTCATCTTCACCGTCACCAAATAATAAATTCTTACCCGGCACATCCATCCTGTCAGCATTTATTAAATTTCCGTCTTCATCAATAGTTTGCATTAATTTATTTCCCTCCTTTTGTGCTTTTGCAACATTTTCTTCAATCGCTTTCTTTTTGGCATCTTTTACACGTTGTTTAAAATTCTCTTTAGATACCTCATCATTTTTCTGCTTCTCCGACATTAATTCATTTAATTCCTTTTCTAAATAGTCTACCCGACCTGTCTTGTATGCTTCAGGGTGGAAAGGCATCCACATACCGACAGGTCCAACATATACATCATGATTGGGATCTGCTTCGCGCAATAACTTACATCTCATTTCGGCTTCTTCTTGTGAGCCGAATACGCCCCGCACTTTAATTCCACGTGTATTTGTTTGGAATTCATGCATTTCATTATATTCTTTTTGTAAAACTTCTTCTTTAGCATCAATAAATGATTTATATTCATCATCCAATGTTGTCAAAAATAAGTTTTCACGTTCCTCTTCAACAAATTCTTCCATATCTTTAGTAAGTTTATTGAAATCCAAACTATATTTATAACTTAAAAAATTTAAAAATTGAGTGTATTTTTCAAACGTTTTCTTAAATTCGAAATTCTTCAAAAACTTATCGAAGTAAAACTGATTCTTATTTCTAATGTGATCTTCAGGCGAAATAAAGCTCAGGCACGCGAATTTTTGCCCACTAATAGGTTTATCTTCATCTAATAAATCAATATAGCTAGTATTTTCAGTGTGGTCCTGACTCACCGATTCTTTATTTGATTTAGCAGTTTTTTTCGCCGACATTCAAATTAATATAGTTAAACTCAAACAATTCATTTTAAGTATTTTTAATTAAAAATATCTTTATAAAATCCTTTATTTTATAAAATCCTTTATTTACAAAATCCTTTATTTTATAAAATCCTTTATTTTACAAAAAAATTTATATTTATGTTTAATATTTTTTTCTTTATTATTATTATAAATAAAATGAATCCTGGTTTAAGTGAACTAGTCAAAAGAGCTATTAAATACATTGTTGAAGGTTTAATGGTGGCCATTGTTGCGTTTGTTATACCGCAAAAAGCATTGAAATTAGAAGAGATTGCCATTATTGCTTTAATGGCAGCTGCTACTTTCTCCATTTTAGACACATTTACTCCAAGCATTGGAGCTGGAGCCCGCACAGGTGCAGGGTTTGGAATCGGAGCAAATTTGGTCGGTTTCCCAGCACTTTAAATTATAGTAACTAAGGTAAAAATGTTTTTTTTCCTTAAAAATATTAAATATATTTGAGATAATGTTTAAAGACAAAATGATATATTATTATATAAATGGTTACTATAATAATTTATAAAATTTGTTGCGATGAATGTAAGTATGTATATGTAGGCTCTACTCCTAAATTTATACAGCGTAAAAGTTTTCATAAAACTAATACTACAAATAAAAATGAAAAATCCGGTAGGTCATTATATAAAATTATAAATGAAAATGGTGGATGGGAAAATTGGAGAATGGTGCCAGTGGAAGAATGCTATATGGAAAATTTTACCAAAGTGCAAATAAAAATAAAAGAAGAAGAATGGAGACTCAAATTAAATTCCCATAACGAAATAATAGAAAACATAGAAAAAGAAGAAATAATAGAAACCGAAGAAACTAACGAAATAATAGAAACTGAAGAAACTAACGAAATAATAGAAAAAAAAGAAAAAGAAGAAACTAACGAAATAATAGAAAATGAGATTATTAATCCAGATAATGTTCAATTTAATGAATTATATGGAGAAGGAACAAGATACATTATATACTATATTTATCGTAATGATTGTAATGATTGTGAATTCATATATGTAGGTAGCACGCAAAATTTTAGACAAAGAAAAAGTAAACATAAGATAAATTCTAATTCGATAAATTTTAAACAACAAAACAAATTATATAGTACAATCAATGAATATGGTGGGTGGGAAAATTGGCATATGAAACCATTAGAAATATGTGATTCATCAATTCAAACAAAAAGGCAAGCCGAACTCCGAGAAGAAGAATGGCGTTTAAAACTCAAAGCACAATTAAATTCACAACGAGCATTTAGAAGCGAAGAGGAGAAGGCAGAATATAATAAGCAAAATTGCAAAGATTGGAATACCGATAATAAAGATCATGTTAAAGAGCAAAGGAAAAATTATCGAACCGAAAATGCTGAAAAAGTGAAATTGCAAAAAGCCGAATTTTACGAAACCAATAAAGACGAAATCAGAGTTAAACAAACGGCTTATAGAGAGGAAAATAAAGATAAAATCACTGAACAAAAAAAACAACATTATCAAGCAAACAAAAAAGAAGTCCTAGAAAAAGTGAACAAATATAGAGAAGAGAATAAGGAAGCTATAAATGAAAAGAAAAAATTAAAAGTAAAATGTACGTGCGGCGTAATATTTAGAAAAGAAGACAAGGCCCGTCATTATCGGTCAGTTTTTCATCAAAATTTCATTATTAGCAACCCAACTACCGAAATCACTTTTGCGATTATAGAATAGAAAATTTATAAAAAATAATTATTTTACTTTTTTTATAAAAAATAATTATTTTACTTTTTTTTTCTCGATTTTCTTTTCCCAAAATGCTTTTTCCCAAATTGCTTTTTCCAAGATTTTCTTTTCCCAAATTGCTTTTTCCAAGATTTAGCTTTTCTGGGTGATTGCACATTTTTATCTAAATCAGCAGGAACATACCGTAAAAAATAATAATCATAAGTTTTGTCGCCTCGACGCTTATTTTGACTAGCTAATTCTTTATATAGGCGTGATTTTTCACCTCTTATATCTTCCCATGTTTGCTGTTTTCCAAAACAATTTACAGAAAATCTCTGTAATAACCCTTTTTGTTCTAAACGATTTTTTAATTGCACTTTAAATAAATATTCCGACATACATAACAAACGATTTACATCATAATAAGGTCTATTAGTGTATATAAAAATTAAATAAAATGTCAACATAGTATCGATAGTTGCGACTTTGATTTGTTGTCCATTTATATAAATGATATTATAACTATGACATGCATTTGCTTTATAAATGTATGCAATAATATCTTTATTGACAACTACTTCATAATGTATATCAACATATTCACCTATAGCATTTTTCTTATTGATTTTAACATTGGTATACCCCTCGTATATTAATTGTTCTTGTAAAATTGATGCGCTGGATAATGGGTCTTCTGATAATATATCAAAATCAGGAACACTTTCAACAATCTGTTTATCGGTTTTCGGCATATATTTCCCATATAAGTTAGCAGCATATCCACCAAAAAACACTAAACCTTGATTTATAAAACTGGTTTTAGAAATTTCATATATTTGAACGCGTTCTTCTATCGACCCTTCATATTTCCTCTGAAAATCTTGCTTGTTACATGCCTCACCTTTTAATGGATAATTTTTATTAAGTAAAATCAGCCGTTTCAATATTTTCTCCCAGCGCGTAACATCCCCCATTGGACGCGATAATTCTTGATACATAGCCATACGTAAATAATTGGGAGGACAATAATTGATGGCATTAATTTTTATTGCTTGGTTGGAGAGATTTTTAAATAGTTGAGGTTCTAAATAAGTAATATCTGCTATTGGCATAAAATTCACAAATACTTTAAATGTCCCGGCATGAATTCCAGATTTGGCTTCAACTTCTGTATATCCATTTTTGTAATAAATATCAGCCAGCTGTTTTGCACAATCCATTGCATACGGGGTGAAAAAGTCATAATCAGGGATTTCAATATTTCTATTATAAAAACGATGTTGTTCCGGCAATATATTATTAACTGCCGTCCCACCATAACATAAAGTCATATGCGTTCTTAAAAACTCCTCTAAAATATCAAGAATATTTTTAACCTCATCAGATTGGGCTAGTTTTTTACCAGATAGGGAAGTTGCGTTATCAATAGCATCTCTCAAAATTTGAAGCTCTTTTTCTTCAAATATGTCCTTTTTCATAATTTTCAAAGATGTTTTTATAATGTAATGATATTTTTATTGAGTGAAATCTTAAATGAAAGAAAAAATCTTAATTACCAAACAATCCCATATCGACTTTTCTTATTAATGATGCACCTGATACAATTAGTGCCTCCTTCTCTAAATCGAGCTTTAGATTATCAGGTTTTAATACATATGGATGACCTCCTTTTCCTTTAAAAAATTTATTATACGAGATTAAATTATTATCCATATTCTGAAATTTCATAGCGATTATTTGGCACCCGTTGCTTAATGGAATTAAATAATCATAATTCACAATACTATTGTTTATCGAAGGAATAACCATGAAAAGACCTGTCTTTGAAGCATTTATTATGAGCGGATTATTTGAACCACTAGCTGACATTTGATTATATCTAAATAGTTGGAATTTATTATG